GGAACCACCAATGATGATGGATGAGCCCAAGATGCAAGGAATGATGCCACAAATGACCGCCCCACAACCTCAGGGTGCTTATGCTATGCCACAACAAGAAGCGAAGCCAGAAAACAAGAATCCATTGAATCTTACCGATGATCAAATGATTGCTCTTCTTGCTGGTGCCGCTGCGGCTCTTGCTGTATCTAAGCCAGTTCAAGACAAGCTAGTTACTTCTGTTCCAAAGTTCCTCAACGAACAAGGTACTAGAAGCATGGTTGGCTTGGCTTCAACCGGTTTGGTTGCTGCTGTTGTCTTCTACATTGCAAAAGATTACGTTGTGAAGCCTTGATTACTTGATTCCCAACCCATATTTGAATAGATTGAATTATCAATACCTGTATAATAGGTAATCAAAGCTCCTGTGACAAATGCTGTCATGAGCAAAGCACTCAATTTAAGTGTTTTGCTTCTGTCACTTCCATAGTCTTTCACTGCGTCTTTACTATCACCCCAAATCATATTTACACCATATGTGATCACCAAAGCAATTAGAGTTGTTGTAAGAAAGAAAAGGCGATCCACAGCAAGTCGTGGAATACTTCCAACAATAAGACGCAAAACATTTGGTACAATCACTGTCATCCACACCAAATTGAGATGATAGTTTTCACTCATATGTGGCACTACAGTGATACCATATATGGCAAGCCAGTACAAAATGACCATAATCAAAACACTTAACGGTGTTTTCATTTAATATGCGGTGAGATTATTTATCCTGAATGTGTTGACCACAAAATGGTTTTCTTTCCGGAATCTTTTCGTATATACCCAATTTTACGCATATGTCACGGAGTTCCACGTAATTATTCCAATAATTTTCAGAATGTGAATACTCTTTGACAGATGAATGAGCCAATTCGTGAATAAAAACATGGAATATATCATTTACAGAACCATCTAAACATAGGGCAATTTCTTGTCCTTTATTTGTGTTATAACCAACCGTACCTTTCATTCCATTTATTCCTGTGATTGGGACACATTGAGTAAGCATATGGAATTTTTCATTGTTTGTTTCATGGAGGTGTTCTCGTAAAATCCTATATTTTTCTTTTACTTCGACAAGGGCCTGAGGTTCGCGTGTCTGATACAAGATCCATAAGTTTATGACAATCAATACAATGAATGTGATCATCTCTTATATACAAAGATAAATTTGCTATACAACTCCGATATGGGATTTCCCGTAAGACCTTCCCAGAGTTCCAAACTAAAACCTAATTCTTCAAGTTGTGTAACTAAAAGGTCCTTGTAAGCAATGGGTTCTGATTTTGGACCATCTGCATAGAAAGGTGTATCTACCAGATTTACAAATAGTTTTTCACCAAACCCACCATTGCCATGCTCCTTCATAAGAAAGAAATTACCCATTTCATCTTTTAGAGGAGTTCTAAATATAATTTTTTCCGAATCTGGTATGATACCAATCAATTTTCCACCGGGTTTCATTCTCTTTTTAATTTCTCTAATTGAACTAAAAAATTTATCTCTCGTTTCAAAAATATAGTGAAGTGAAAAATTGTAACACACAATATCAAATTTTCTATTTGGGCAATTGTGGATGTCACCTTCATAAAAGTTGACTCGCATATGCATATTTTTCGCACGAGATTTGGCTTCCATGAGAGCGCTTGGTTCTGGATCGCACATACTCATATTTGCACCACACTTGTGCCACTTTTGAAGATCACCACCAAAGCCACACCCAACATCAAGTATTTGTTGACCATCTTGAGTTACCCATTGTATGAGTTCCCTCTTGGCATCATTGTGGTTACGGCGGATCTCTTCCATACCTTTTTAATTATTCATTCTTTTAAGGTAACTTAAGTTATATATCTTTTAAATCTGGATTTTCGTGTTATCTATCAATTCACTTTTTTAAGCTGGCTTAAAGTTTTACTGCTTGAATAGTGTATAATGTCTCTTGAACAAGATTACACCACCGTTCCAGGTCAGCTTTACGCATGCCTTTCCGTCGTTGGACCAGAAGCTCCACAAAAGAATGACAAGTTTGGTATCAAGATCCGCGGTGCTTTTGCGAGCCGTGACGAGGCCGCCTCTCACGCCAAGCGTCTCCAAAAAGAAGATAGCACCTTTGACATCTATGTTGTAGACATGTACAAGTGGTTGTTGATCCCACCAGATCCATTGAAGATTGAAGATGTTCATTACCAAAACCAAAAGCTTGAAGAAATTATGACTGGTTACAAGGAAAACCAAGCTGAAGCCACTCGCATGTTCAACGAACGCAAGCGTGATATGATGGAAACTAAGACTTACGTTAAGCCAGGTGATGAAAACTCCATGTTCTACACCAAGCCAGATGAACCCCCAGTTAGTCACCCAGCTGAAGTTCTTGAGCGTCTCAAAAAGGAAAAGCCAGATGCTCCAATGGAAGAACTTGTTAAGGAAGCTGATGCTATTGTCGCTACCGAGGTTGAAGAGCGTCGTAAGAAACGCGAAGAAGAGGCCAAGAAGATTGAAGAAGATGAAGCTTCAACTGAAGCCAAGGTTGAAGAAACCAAGGAAGAAGGAGAACCAGAAGTTTCTTCCGCTTAGATCAAAAATATAATATTTTTTAATTTTAAAACAGGATGTTAAGTATAATCATCGCCGTCATCTTGACTAGTGCATTCTTTATTTTGTTTTTTGAACCGAGACTTCGCGTGGTTTTAAAAAACAAAACGGAGCAGGAGCAGGTGCAAGAGCCACCTTCTACAACAAAGGGATTTATCGAAGATACACGGGATGCGTTTATTATTCCAATGTATCCAAGTCAGGTTATGGATCGCGATATTACGGGTAAAATAGTACCTATTTATGGTGATATTGGATCTTTTGTACCATACTCAGGCGTATCGGAGTATGACTGGTTGCATGGTTTTCCCCATGAAAAATCCGAGTAAGAAGACAGCAAATGCAACAATCCATGTTGTCTTATCTATGTTTGAAAATATGTCATTCTTTTCTGGGTAGTTTTGGTAGCCTTGTTGTGGTGGATACATCGCTTCAGAAGGATGAAAATAGTACTGTTGATCTCTTGGTAGTTGATCCTCGTCAATAGGTGTACTATCTTCATTCTTTATATCACGTTTGATGAATGGGTCCGATGCGGGATCATAATCAATTGGATTTCCTATGTCGGTCTCCATTTTTTATATAGTCAGCGTTTTTTTTAAGTATCTTCTTCCTCACTTTCATCTTCGTCATCCACGACAAAATCCTTGAGACTTCCTTCATCTTCGTCATCATCACTGTCTTCATCTGAATATACTTCATCATCTGTGTCTAATTCCGAACCAAAATCTGAATCGTATTCATCTGATGCGTAGTCGTCTTCTAAAACCGTTTCTTCTGGTTGATACAGTTCTGGCTTCTTTATTTGCCTCCCCGAGCGTGTTCTGGTTTCCACCATTTAATTAAATAAAGAAACTTGCTTTTTAAGTATCTTTTATTTAAAACTTTATTATTTAGAAGGTCGAAGTGCTTTTTTGACACTACCACTAAGCTCATGTGTTCTTGCTTTGCTTATTTTACAAATTGGACACTTCTGAGTTATTTTAGTTCCGTTAATAATATATGACATTGTACATCCTTCATGAGTACCATTGGTAGTTTCACAATGCAATACAGTTGTTAATACATTAAAACCACCCTTTTGTTGTTTTATACTGACAATACGTGTATCATCGGGACATTTCATACATCTTTTCATAAATGATTCCAAATGAGGCTTCACATCACTTTGTTTAATTTGAGGTTTTTCTTCAAATTTTTTAATTTCTGGACACTTTTTAAGATCTTCTTTTTTTGGGTACAATCTTTCAATTATTTTTGGTGTCAGTATATGTTTACGACCGTAAAAGTCTTTACAAAAACCATCTCTTCTTCCACGAATTGTTTCACATCTACAAAAACACTTCTGTGCAATAACAGACCCACTCACATAGAACCATACGTGATTAGAATTATGTGACCTTTTGAGATTTTCGCAATATTTTGAATTTGTTGCCACCAAATAAGTTTCTTTGTGTTTGAACAAACTTTTTACAATTGCAGTTCCCTGACCTTCCATATTCTTCTGAATAAAATCTTCTACAAGACTCTTGAGCTCATCGTCATGAAGTTCATCTTTAGTTTGCGCTTCAGAAAAAGATCCCTCTTTGATAACGGAAGACGGTGGTTCTATCGTGACGTGTTGAGGTTTATTTGTTCTGATTGAAGACATTTTAAGTATTTCTACATCTGGTTCTTGTCCAATCTTCAAAAGAGCACTCAAAGGTCCGTCCTTGTAAATAAATATAGGTAGATATGCAACTTGTACAACTTTACCGGATTGACAGTCTTCACACCCCTGACCCCCACATGGCATATGCTTTGCCATTTTATGAGACCATGGCATACGAAAACCACTACCCTTTGTTTTTCTTCTAAGATCTCCATACACAGCAGAATCTATAATTTCATTCCAATCGGTCTTACCCTTTGCCTTTGATAGCGCTACAAGAATATGTTCTCTCAAAGCTAAAGCGGAAGCCTGATCAACAACAAAATCTGGCCAATTAAGATGAACGCCAGTTTTCACATACTTATCCGCGTTCTTTGGTGGTGATACACATATCAAACATTCTTTTCCACCATGTCGTTTGACTTTGTCGCAAATGATTTTACAGATATCTTTTATTTCATCAAGTGTGAGAGCTTTGTCATCTTTGTAATCAATATCCACAAAGAAGTTGTATTTTTCACTCTTCTGTTCAACTACAAACAAGTTTTCACCAGACTTTATAGCTTCAATACACTTTTCGTGAAACTCATTCAATCTATCAAAAGGCACGGAAAGGACACCACCGTCCATGAGCACATGTGATAGATTGGTTGCATTATTAAATTTTTGTTGAGCACACCATCTCTTAAACATTTTTCTTATTTTACTTACAATTCTAATCTCTATACC